CTCCCCCCCACGAGGTGCTCCGTAAATCTTCGTAATCCTGGGAAAGTGGTACATAGTTCTCTGTTAAGTCGCAGGCGAGGGCTTTGCCTTTGACGGGTATAACCCGGGCCAGTCTCGAACGTGACTGACTCGGATGGGCGGTGGTTTGTAAGCACCTGCACTGGGTTCAGTGAAGATAACGTTTCAAATTTTATGGCTACATATTTTGTGTGTTTTGGTCCAATTTCGAGAATTGGTAATTTTGTTACAAAAGCTTATTTTATAGGTTTTTAGAAGCCTTCCCGTCGGAAGGGTGTTATCTACAAGGTTGTCCAGAGCACCTGGGGTTAGGACGGGCGGAAACCGTCAACACTAGCGCGTTCCTTACTTCAATCTTGACAACGGAGGGGCGATAATCCTCGAGCCGTGGCTCGTCTACGTGTGGCTTGTCTGGGGAAGGACGGATGACGGCCGCCCAGTCGGTGTGCCGACTGCCTTGCAATGGGGGCCCTAATTGATCAAACTAGGGTGCAAGCGCACGATAGTAAGATCAAAGTGGGTGGTTGGGAGCAAGCCATCGACGTCCGCTTGGACGCGGGCTCGCACAACTCCTGCTACCGATAGGCACTTCACAACTATCTGGAAGGTTGCGATAGATACAGCGGTACCGTTAGTAGGGTATGAGGAGGAGTTGCCGTTAAAGAACGTGGACTCAGGGGCGAGTATCAAGTTGGAGTAGGAGAGACTAGGAGGTGAAAAGTTCACCGAAGCCCCTATCCAGCTCATGGTAATCAAATAGTAGTCCTGTGGCTGGGCGTCGAAGGTGAAGTTACCTGGGCTGCATAACACACCTATGGTACCCTCCTGGTACAGGCTGACCGTACCGAAGGGATAGCCTCCTGTGACGATGCCCCTGCTAACTTTTCCTTGGCTTATAGTGGATGGTCCACCTGACGGCAGGCGAGGTTTTCGCAAAAGGATCTTGTAAGATACCCAAAGCTCACCCAGGTTAACATTAGCTCCCTGCATACCTACGGTTGCTATTGAGAAGCGCCCAAAATCCGTCCATCTGAGGTCATTACCTGTAGTGCTTAGAGTGCCATCCCGGATGTAAAGCAACTTTACGGGCGATAAGCTCTTCTTAGCTTCGACAGCGTGTAGGATGTTCTCAAAAGGGGCGCCTGACTGGGAGAATTCATAGTTCTCCATCTCCTGTTTATCGGTGAACACCGGCTTGGTAGGGTCGTACTGGGTGGTGAGAATTACAGAACCCAGAGCAGTATTAGTGCTAGCAACGGAAGTTCCAGAAGTTGTCTTGAACTCGTAGACCATCCCTGAGATCTCGTACTCCTCGTAGTTATTAGCGATGGCGGAGAGCCAGGGGAAAGAACCCTGGAGGCCTGGGTTAAGACTGAAGGAGTCGATCTTAAAGGCTCCAGCATTAGCTGAGGAGGTGATGTCCTGGAGGTATTCGCGATGAGTGATGACGGTGGTCGTAGCGGGAAAGGCAGGAATAGTAGTCCCGAAATTGGTTCTATAATCACCTGACCCCCAAATGGAGGAGAGCCAACCAGTTCCGTTGGTGGACGCTGCGACCTTGTTCTTATTGCCGACTTTGTTCTTCGAGAATTTAAACAATGAATATTCGTTCCGGACCTTGAGGTTTTTGACCTGGTTTTTGAGCGATTCGATTTGCTTTGCATTCACTTTAGTGTTTTGTTTTGTCTTGTTCGTCATAGTATGGGATACCGTATGACGTCCGGGACTGTACATCCCTCTCAAGCGGACTGGCGCCGTGCAGTCTCTTGGCATTTTGTTTAGCACTCACAGAGATTTTGGGCCTTAAGAGAGGGACCCCATGGGCCTTTTAGAGACCTGCCCAGGTCTTTCCACTTAGAAACTAGGTCTAAGCGGTTTTATTGTACGATCAGCCACGGACACAAACTCCTTGTCATACAAATGTTGGTCGCAAAAGGATATCGTTGAGATTTTAGAATATTCCTCCTCTAGTGCTACCTGCTCCTCGGGAGTGTAGCCAAAGGCGAGAAAGAATGAGTATCTAGTGTCAGCTGTCGGTTCAGACCGTTTGTGGGTCATACCTTTAGACAGAACGATTCGTCCTTGGTGTTTGTCAAAGAATTTGCCTGGCCTGGAGCCTAGTGCAGATCTATGGAAACACGTATAAAACTCTTGCAACACGGGTATACCGGAGGACATGGCTAGTCCACTCTCAGCAACGCTGGCGCACCATCTTCGGTAGTCGCTCTCGCGTTTAACTTTGTGAGTAGTGAGGTCCTTGGCCCTGCACTTCCTGGGGTCCCTGCACATAACGTATCCGTCCGGACCCAATACTGGGCTGGTTTGGCAGAAGGATATGCGCTCAAAGACATCTGTCTCAACACCAATTTTCATGTTGTAGCCTAGACTAAGACAGTATTCTACAAATCCCGTCTTGAATTTAGTGATGTCTTTGCGCGAGCAGATGACTCCCCAGTCATCGCCGTTATTTTTAATTGAACAGTGTATCGAATTTTCGTAGACCCAGAGAAGCAAGATCATAACCGTAATGATACAGTTTCCGATCCCGGTGTTGTGATTACCACTTCCTCTATTGTCCATCTCATGAGTAATGATACCGTCTTTTGTGTAAGCTTTAACTATCCGCTTGAGTGACCGGTACAAATACTTCTTCAGCTCTGGATAGCCTGGGAAGAAGAGAAGGTATATAAAGAACTCTAGGTCTCGACGTATTGGGATTCCAGTGTGGGCATCAAAGCGACTCGCGTCGCCATCTAACCACACTGGATCGTCGTAACTGTTCCACGTTCCATAGAAATCAGTCGCTATTTCTTTAGCATTTAATCCTTTCATTATGGGTTGATATCTCAACCAGGATTCTAACGACTTCATTATAGCATGTTCGACAGGTTTGATGAATCTACCTATCTCAAAGTTGTACTGTGGTCCCGGGTCAGTTATGATCCGGGCGACAGGTTCCTTTTCGGTACTGTTGGCTGACTCCAGCTTCACAAATTGCTTTGTTCTACTGGGTTTAGTAACGTAAAGTCGTTCAACTACTTTGCTGTACCTCGCTCTACGGGCGGGGTCGCAGGAATCCAAATACGCTTCAGTACTCATGGGTAATATTGGGTGGATATAGTGAGAGAAGCGTTTTACGATTCCTGAAAAACGTGTTTTAATGTTGACGGTTGGGGCGGGAGGTGGTTTCCAACCGTCGGCCGGGTCTTTCACATATTTGATCCGGTAGATCACCCCTTGGAGTAGGTTATTTACGTTATTAGACGGCCAGACTAATTCCGCACTCGGGTGGAGCAAGGGGGTATATGTGATGGGTATAACAGGAGCAGTTCCTGGTAGTGGTCGGCACGTGACACCAGCGTTAGTGCTTAGTGTCTGAACTGATCGATTTCCTCCTATGTTATTGTTAAAATCGATCGAGCGAACGACCACCACCAGGTCCTAACCCCTTTCGGGGTCAGGAAGGGCAGCTGACCACAGGAGCCAGCCACGCCATAACCTAGTTTTCCGCGTCACCTCTAAGCGCCTATTGTAGGCAGCTTGTGACTCGCGGAATCGTTGAGCTCCAATCATAACTTCGCTTGGTATATACACTAGCTGCAGAACGTACGGAACGACCTGTGCCCTCTCAGCAGAGGTGCAATTTAGCCTTTCCATAACTTCCAGTAGTGTTTTTTGGTAAACACGCGTATTATGGTTAGTCTCAGCCATTATTCCGTACTTGCTCTGTAACTCGCGAGTCAAGCATATTTTAAGATGTTCAACTCTATTGGTTTCAGCTAGTGGGTCGGGGCGAGACTTGGTTGGAGGTGTGGTTTGGGACCGGGGTTGACCGGCACCAACATTACTGACCGTAATTGGTTGCGTGTCAGGTAGTTGGACTTTCCGAGGAATGTGGTTTTCCTCTTCTATCCCGTGCCACTTGTGTGGGTAGAAGCCACTCCACCACTCTATTGCTTCATAACCGTCGAGCGTCAGCTTAAAAAGCTTCGGCGGCTCGTCTGGTATGTCTATTAGATCAAAAGTTTCAGTTGACCCTGTTGCAGTAGATGGTGGAGGAGGTGGAGTGGTTCTGGGTATTAATGGTTTGGGCGTCGCCTCAACCCCCTGCCCGTCAGCAAGGGGTTGTGGGTTCACCAGATCTTCTAATCTTAGACTGTAATCATCTGTGGCCACTAACAGGCTGGATGCCGCATTGTTAGTGGTCCGCGTGGTGTATCTCGGGATTAAATCATAGAAAAATTCATAAAGAGGGTTGTCGCCTCGGCGACGAGGCGCCCACCATCGTGTGTAGTGTGTTTCACGATGGGGGCCTTCACGTTCGTGGATTTCATAGCGAGGTGCGAACCAGTTCGTGTAATGTGTTTCACGATGTGGTCCGTATGAAGCGCGGTCGTCCGTTCCTATAAATCTGCTTAGTGTCACCGGTAGTGACTGAAATCGTTGCATATTTTAAGGAGGAGGGGGGGTTGAGTTGTTATAGTCTATCTCATGTCCTGACTACACCAAGCCAAACGCCACTAACCTGAATGGGGTCAACACTTCCTATATCTTTGACCAACGAAAGTCAAGAAAAGGTGTCCCATCTCTGGTAACGTGTATTTCAAATTCTGGTCCGTTTGACTAGGATAAACCTGGCGAGCAGG